ACTTACAGAACTAAATATTGCATCTTCTAAGTTTTCAAAGGTTATCTTGCCTGAAGCATCATCAGTGGCATCCACCATAGCAATAAAGTCTGCATCAGCAATGGTTGTCTCTGTAGGTAGTTCATTGAGGTCAAGGCTAAGTGTATGGGCTATACCCTCACCAGTTGTTGCACCTGTAGAATCAATACCAGTTCCGCCAGTAATAGTGCCTACATAATTTCCTGTGGTGTCTGTTCCAAGAGCCACGCTATTTGCAGCAATTGTTGTGGTTAGGCTTATATTACCTGTTCCGTCAAAACTTACGCCTGAAGCAGTTACATCACCTGCTAGGGCTATTGTGCGACCAGTTGCTAAAGCTGTAGCCGTTGCTGCGTTTCCGCTTGTGTCTTGATTACCTGTAGCGTTGACACCTGCAAGGCTTATGTTTGCTGTACCATCAAATGAAACACCACCAATAGTTCTTGCTGTTTGTAATGCGGTAGCCGTGCTTGCGTTTCCACTTAAAGCTGCAGTAACAGTTCCAAACTGCACATTATCAGATGTGCCTACAGATTGACCGATAGCAAATGTAACACCGTTATTAGAAGCAGTAGAAGTAACACCTGTACCACCAAGCAAAGATAAAGTCTCACTATCAAGATCAATGGCAATATCATTAGAGCCATCTGATATATCTAGGTCTTGTGCAGTTACTTGTGCATCTACATAGGTCTTAATTGCTTTTGCAGAAGCAATGGTTGTGTCTGTTGCTGCAACGCTAGAAAGGTCAGTGTCAAGTACACCTGACTTAAGGTTATCAACCTCTATGTTAGATACTGTATTGTTATCTACATCTATGGTCTTGTTTGTTAGTGTTTGACTGCCTGCAAGCGTAGCTACAGTGCCATCTATGGCAAAAGTAACTGTGTTTGTGTTTGCGGTGGATGTGATACCAGTACCACCTGCTAATGTTAGGCTTTCGCTGTCTAAATCTATGGATATGTCGTTGCTTCCGTCAGATACATCTAAGTCCTGTGCTGTAAGCTGTGCATCAACATAAGTTTTAATACTTTGTTGTGAAGCCACCTTTGTAGCTGAGTTAGATGACATATCATCTTCATCTAAGAAAGCGTTACCTGATAGAGTTCCGTTTAATACTGGACTCGTTAGGGTTTTGTTTGTAAGTGTAGCCGTTGTTCCTGAGACATATGTGTCTAGCCTTGTTACGGCTAGTTGTTTCATTGTGCCATTATCATTAAGAATGATTTGGTCGGCATCTACTATCACTACTGATGATGCTGATGTATCACCATCAAGAATATTTAACTCTGTGCCTGTTGTAGTAACTGTTGTTGACCCATTTAGTTTAGGTGAGTTAATAACTGGTGCAGTTAAAGTCTTGTTTGTAAGTGTGTCTGTGGTTGCACGCCCAACAAGTGTTTCTGTTCCTGTTGGTAGGGTAACTGTTCCTGAATTGCTTATTGTTGCAATTACTGGTGCAGTAAGTGTCTTATTTGTTAGTGTCTGCGTTCCTGTGAGGGTTGCTACGCTACTATCTATCGCAAGGGTAATGTTATTACCACTTAAGCTAGAAGTAAGCCCTGTGCCACCGAGAATACCAAGTGTTTCTGAGTCTAAATCTATAGCACCTGTGTTGCTTCCGTCTGTGATGTCTAAATCTTCGGCTGTGATTGCAGCATCTACATAAGCCTTAATAGATTGTTGTGATGCTACGGCAATTGCACTGTTAGAACTAAAGTTGTCCTCATCAAGAAATGCACTTCCTGACAACGTACCGTTAAGAACTGGACTTGTAAGAGTTTTATTTGTGAATGTTTGTGCAGAGCTTAATCTAGCAACTGTTGAATCAAGGCTAAAAGTAAAGTTTGTACTGCTAATAGTAGAATCAATGCCATCTCCACCTATCAAGCCTAATGTCTGTGAATCTAAGTCTATGGATAGGTTGTTACCATCTCCGTCTGTTAAATCTAAGTCTGCTGCGGTAAGTTCGCTGTCTACATATGCTTTGATGCTTTGTTGCGTTGCAAGTTTGACGGCACTATTTGAAGCCATGTCATCTTCATCAAGTATTCCTGTAACAGTTGCGCCACTGCCATTAAGCTGTAGATTATAAATTATTTGCGTAAGAGATTGTGCTGCCGTTGTATTTGTTGCAGTCCATTTCTCATTACCATGATCGTAAACAAGCAATGCGCCATTGTTTGTACTTGTTGCTGTGGTTTGATCTAAACCACGACTCATAATTGCACTTGGTCCTGCTAGACCTTGTGTGCCAACCGTTGTTACTGTTATACCGTCAGTAGAAGTTATCTCTATCTGATTGGTTTGATCAGTATTGGTTATTGTTATGGAATCAACTGCGCTCATCTAGTTATGTTCCTGCGTATGCTGTAAGTGCCCTCTATGAGCCTACTAACCACACCTGCGCCACTGGTGATCTCTAAATCAAAGACACCGTCTGATGCGGTAAGTGCTGCTGTATCTGTGGCACTAACTAATAGTGCTATTGTTCCTGCTATACCACCCATAGTCATACGACTATTAGCTGTAGTTATATCTAAGATTGAGGAACTTGCATCAGGGTTTTCTCTAAACTGCATTGCGCCTGAGAAACCAGTTAAATTTATAACTGCATCTGATGAATCTTTAAGAGTAAGGGTCTGACCAAATGTTGCGCCCTGCTCTATGATAAAATGATGATAACCTGCACTCATTAAAACTTCCTATAAATTGCATGGTATCTACCATTCTGTAAGCATCTGCTCGTTTAACTATAACAAAGAATTTACTTGGATGCTTTCTTTGTTGTTTTCTTTTTAGTAGTTTTCTTTTTTGCAGTTGTTTTTTTTGGAGCTTCTCCACCTTCCCATGCTTCATTCACATCGGGGGTGCTAGGGTCGTCTGCTTTTAATTGACCTTTAGCGTTCCTTGCTCTTTTAACTTCTTTGACTTCTGCTTCTACTTCTACAGCATCATCTGCTGAATCAACTTTAACTTCCATTGCCCAACCATTAGCCACAAAAGATTCCATAACCTCATCTTGCCATTTACCTTCTGATTTAACGATTTCGTCTGCGGTGTAAAGTTTAACCTCTGTTCCTTTTTCGTTAGCCGAAGCAGGCTTGGGAACGATTATTTTATATGTTTTTGCCATTGTTTCTACCTAGAAAAGAGGGGGGTTTTTACGCCCCCCAGTGAGTTACCTCAATTAAGCGTTATGCTTAACATTTGATTTAGGAGCAACACGAGGTCTGCTCTTTACAATCATTCCGCTAATAGGAGTACCATTAGAGTGTGTACCTGTTTTTGCAAGTACCAATCTCACATAGCGTTTCCCACCAACATAGCCAAGTTGCCATTGACCACCTGCGGTATCAGGGTCACCCCCAGTAGTACCGTCAAGTTTAAGCCAAATACCACCTGCAGCAATCGTACCATTTACGATTTCTGATTGAGTAACATCTGTATAAGTAGAGTCATCATCAGAGTGCTCAAGCGATATTTCAAAGTAAACAGATGAAGAAAGTGTATCACCCTCTGCACCTACGCTTACGATAGCAGTAGCTTCTTCAAAGCCTTTAAGATCAACTCCTGTGCCATTAGCAGCAGCAGTTTTTACGGCATTGATAATTGAGTTATCTACAACAATATTATGTGTTAAATCTTGCATAGTTTACCCCTTAAGTAGAACATTTAAGTTTATTGATAGCTTCTTTCTGAATTACTTGACCACCAACACGCTTTCTAGCAATGTATCTAACATTACCAGTTGTAGCTTGTGTAAATGGGTCACGCAATACAGCTAGATTTACTCTATCAACGATCATATAAGCCCTTCTGAAGTCACCAAATGCAACAGGGAAAGTGTTAGAACCTTCGCTTGGCATATCAGTAGCTTCAACATATGGGTGTCCAAGTATGGTGTTAACCATATTGCCACCTAGCATCATTCCAGTTTGGAACACATACTGACCTGCAGTATCTTTTAACTTTCTGATAGAAGCTAAAGTAGCTCTATTGAAAACAAAAGTACCGTTTCTTGTATAGTCAGACTTAATGTTGTGTACCAATGAAATAAGTCCATCAGCAGTTACAGCAGAAGCGTTTCCTGAATTAACATGACCCACACCTGAGTGATCCATGAATCCATGAGGTTTTCCTACAGCATCACCAACTACAAATGCATTACCTTCAGCTTTTGCAAATTGCTCTGCAAACTCTGATTGCATTTCAGCTTCTAAGTCAAACACTGTATCTTCTAAGTCTTGCTCAGAAATATCTACCAATGCATACATTTCGTGTGCAGGTAGTTCTTCTAAACCGACTGTGTAACCAGTAGTTTCACTTCTTGTGCCACTTTCAGAAACCCACTGTGCTGAGAATTGTCCATCTCTTTTAGGGATTTGGATGCTTCTAGCGCCTGTGGAACGAACTCTAGCAATACTTCTGATAGGTGAGATTTCAGTAATTGTTTTTAACAATTCTCTCACATACTCAGGTGGTGCTAAATATCCACCAGTTGAGTCATTGCTGACAGTTAATGCTTTTTTCTCATCAGGTTGTAGACCATCAAGTCCTTTCCTGCAATATGAATCAAAAGCGTTGAGATAATCATCAACTTGCTTGCTTTCAAAGCCTGAGTCAGGTCTAGTGACCATAGTCTCAATCTTAGAAACTTGCTCCTTGATTTGTTCAGCGTTAGCTTCAGCAGTAGTTAACTTCTGATTCATAGCTTCGTATTGGTCTAACTTAGACTCAATCTGTGCTAATTTCTCATCGTTGTATGCTGTGCTTTCGCCTTTCTCAATGTTTTCCAGTCTTTCGTCATTAACTTTTTTAAATTCTGCAAAAGTTTGACCTAAGTCTGAAATAGCGTTCTTTATATCTTCCGACATAATTTACTCCTATTAAGTTTTTAAGGTTAAAGTTAGTTCTTTTATGGCATCTACCAGTTCTGCACTTTCATCAACCTCTCGTTGATCAAAACACTTAGTTACTGCTTTTGCAGCAACCTTTGCTTCTGAACGAGATAAGTTGAATGCATCACGCAGTCCGTTCTCCCATTCTCTTATGGAATACTGTTCACCTTTTACCGATCTTACAGTTGCCTGTGGATTCATCGGGAAAGTTACTAGGCTTACTTCCATTAAATCTACTTCTTTGATTATGCGTTTGTTTGCACGCTTATCATATGAAACTTCTTGTGGGTTTACTCTAAAACCAATTGATAGTCCGTCTAAAGCACCCATTTTTAATAACTCGTAGGCTTCTGCACCTGCTTGTGTTTTAAGAGCAAGTCTACCTTTAACAACTAAGCCGTGTTCGTCCTCTTTAATTTCATCAAACACACCAATAGGCATATCTGATTTATGTTGGTATAAAAGTTTTACACCTTTTGCTTTTCTTTTGCGTAAAGATTTTGTGAAAGCACCTTTTTCTATGACATCATTGCCTAAGTCTTTGTTGCCAAATACAGAACCATAACCCTCAAACTCTCCGTATTCTTTGTTTTCATCATCTTCATCTTCATAGGCTTTAAGTTCTGATTTAACTTCAAGAATATCTTTTGAATCTGTCTCTGTTTCTAAGACCTCGTCATTATCTTTTTTTGGTTTTGGTTTATATCCTGAAACTTCATCACCAGTTAGCTTGGTGTATTCTTCATGTGTTTTGCATGGCATATAGACTTTGTTACCATCTTCGTCATGTGAATGTGAGCCAACACATCCTATTTCTCTTGCCCTTGCGTTTGCTTCTATAGGGTTGTCAAATACATCTTTGCGTATTTCTTTTTTTGTTTCATTCTCTGTAGAATCTTCCGTATCAGAATCGTACTCATTGGTACTGACAGCTTGGTTTGAATCGTAAAGTTCGCTCATTGCTTGGTGTCTCCAATATACATAGATACCATATATGGTACTTCAGGGTTTAGTCTAGCACAAGATTTAGATAAATATAAAATAATTAATAAAAAAGGTTGCAAATATAACACTAGTTGTTATAATAACTACATAACATGATAAACAAGGAAAATAAAATGACAAAACTTACACAAGAGATAGATAGAGAAACAGGAATAAGACCTTGCGGTTTTACAACTGATGAAACAATTGCAAATGTAATCCCACAACTGCTAGACATTATTAAAGAAAAAGCCTTTGTAAAAGGTTATAAGGCATCTGATGCAGAGGCTTTAGGTCTTGTTGTTAGCAAATTCTGTAAGTGGGATGCAGGTTCTATATTAGCTGTTGCTAGCGAAGCTTTAGAAGATTCAAACTTTGACGATCTTGCACAAAAAATAGATTTTCTTAAAAGATAAACAAGGAAAATAAAATGAGCAAAGAAATAATTGTAAGTTGTGATTGGTGTGATTATAAATTAGAGGGTGGGGACGGAATTCTTTTATACAATGACGGACAATCAACAGGATATGACGAATGGGGTGAAGTCCAATTATTTGAACACTTTTCTAAAGGTGATATTAATTATATGAACAAAAAATTTGGTGTTGATGTTTGGGTTGGTTGCGGTCAGTTTGGAGATTGCAAAGACGAATTAATTGATACTGATGATTTAGTGATGTTTAAGAATGAGCAACGATAAAGACGCTTTGGCTTTTAGGCTAATATTGCAAATAGAAGATGCAGAGTTAGCAAAGGAATTAACAGAAGCAGTATCAGATGCCTTAATGGCTAAGTATAGAAAAGGCTTAGATGACGGCAGTGAAATAGCAATGAAGTCATGAATATATTTGCAGTACATAAATGCCCTACTAAATCTGCTAAGGCATTACCCGATAAACTGATTGTAAAAATGCCGTTAGAGACAGCACAGATGCTATCAACAGCACACAGAATACTATCACCGCACGAATACTGTGAGATCAAAGGTATATACAAACCTGCTTTTGTAAATCACCCTTGTACTATTTGGACAAGAGAAACACATGAAAACTATAGATGGGTGTTAGAACATTTTGTTGCTTTATGTGAGGAGTATCATAATCGCTATGATAAATACCATGCTTGTTGGATTAAGTTATGGGACGGTCTTGCAAGATTTCCTATGGATATTAAAGAGGGTGAACTAACTAAGTTTGCACAAGCAATGCCCGATCAATATAAATCAGACAGTCATATATGGTCTTATAGAAAATATATGATCAATGAAAAGCATTACGCTAAATGGGAAAAGGGAACAGAAAAACCTACATGGTGGAAATAATTATGGATAAACATAGAGGAAGATACGGGGTAGTTAATATAAACATACCAAAAGACATAAAAGATCAAGCAAAAGACTTTTGCAAAGAACACGGATTGGTGTTCACAAAGTTTGTAGAACTTGCTTTAAAAGACCGCATGAAAAAAGTTAAGCGTTTCTACGAAGAATTAGATAATTGATATGTTATTATAAAAGAGTTAGAAAACACACTTGGAAATGTTTACAGCTTTACTAGTGGAGTTGCGAGGTAGGAGACCCCAAGTGTAGTCTCCGATTAGGTTTCCTACCACACTAGTCCATTATATCCCTTTCATCAGCGTATACAATTACACAACGACAGTTAACAACATTCTTAGCACCGCCTTTAGAATCACCTGCAAATTCCATTTCAGCACCACCAATTAAAAAGTTTTCATCTATATCAACTGTTTGACCGCTTGCTTCTGCATGAGTTGGTCTAGTTCTATCATCACCAGTAGCCACCCACCGTTTTAACATTTTTGTTCCTAAATCTCTTTGCACCTGTAAGTGATACGAATGATTAGAGAAACCTGCTGCATTATGTGTTTCTGTTCTTGAAATAAGTGCTGCACGACTTCGGCTTATGGGTAAAAACTTGTCAGAAACTAATTTGGCAATCTGTGGTAATGTTAGATTGTCTGCCCTTCCTTGTTCTATAACTTGACTTATTCTGTTTGCCATTCTTTCTGTTATTCCGCTTAGTATTAATTGTCTTGAATTAAAGTATTTATTAACGACTGATTCAAAGTCTGTGCTTCTACCGAATACAAAGGCTTCTTGCTTCTTGTTATAGTATTTATCCTCATTCATTTTATACATTGCTAAAAACACTCTCCTGTAGTGTGACAACACCAATGGAAAAAAATCTTCTTGCAATGTTCTTTCTGCTATTGCGGGTTGGTATATACCGTACTCTTTGTAAAGGTGCATTTGCACTCTGACAAACTTACGAAAAAGTGTGTTGAGGTTTCTAAAAAACCTTTTTTCAAGATTGTTTCTAAGTGCAAGTTGTTTTCTTATTTCAGACCTAGTGTTAACCCTGCCCTGTCTAAAGGTATTTATTTGCTTTTTGTTGGGTGCCTGATTCAAACGCATACTCCAATCATCATTCAAATCAGGTCTTACTTGATAGTGGGTGTCCTTTTGGGAATAAATCTGTGTCATGTTTGCCACCACTAAATCTTCCGCTAGACAAGGCTCTTAGAAAACTATTAACTCTTGCATATGCCCATTGGTCAGGTCCAGTTACATTAGGTCTTACAGATTGTGGGTTGGTTCTGTATGCACCAACACCTCTACGAAATACAGCTTCTAACATTCTAAGTGTTGCTCTTTTTGTAGGTTTATCACCATGTTTTTCATTGTGCTTATCTACTTTCTTTTTAACTTTGCCACTTAGTGCTTTTTCATCTTCAACAAGACCTATATGTTCTTCTAATTCAAACTCTTTTGATTCTTCTCTTTCAATTTGATTTCTTACTTTTCTTGACCAAGAAAAACCTGCATCACCACCCCACAATGCCCAAGCAATTCTGCCTGCACTTGGGTAGCCTTTTTCACCTTGTTTGAAACCTTGTCCTTGTTTGTCTACTTCATGCCTACTAAAGAAACTGAACATACGCTTTACGGTGGATATTGATAGTCTTTCTTTGTTCATAAGTTGATTGGCTCTTGCGACCCCAACACTTGTACCACCACGCTTATATTTTCTTCTCCACTCTAAACCTCTAGCAGCTTCTTCTGCCATAGAGTTTGTAGGAACTGTATTAATGTCTGCTAAAGCCTTTTCTTCTTGTAATAGATAAGCTATTTCTTTATCTATATCTTCTTCATCTTGGTCATCTCCATTATCGTAGTCATCTACATCTTCTTCATTAACTGGATTTTCAGGCTTTTCTACCTCTCCATCACCTAATGGGAATAATGTTGCTGATATGTATAAATCGTCTGCGCCATCTAAAGGTTCTAAGCCTAGTTGTTCTCTAGCTTCATTCCTTGTCATGATGCCCTCTCTAACAGCACTGGTCACATTTTCGTATGTTCTTTTAACCCTTTCACTCAATGCAGGTATTGCATCAATATCAAACTCTAATGTAAGACGATCATCAAATAGTGGTACTAACCACTCGTTAAGATCAGATGCCATTTTTCTAAGGTGTGGGATTATCGTTTCTTCATATAGAGCAAGCCTTGCTTCTGCGACATTGGCATATGTCTGACTGTCAGGAACTCCCACAAGCTGACTTGGTACACCAAAGCACAATGCAATATCTGTAGCACTCATATGTTTAAGATTTAAAAAGTCCATATCTTTAGGACTTAGACCCATTTCTTTCCAATCAAAATCACCTTCAAGTAGCAAAGGTCTGCCTGCATTGTTTGCACCAGTAAACCTGTTGTTCATGTCAGTTATAAGTTGTTGTCTTTGTGATTCGCTTAGATTGACCGCAAAACCTTGATCATCTTGTGGTTTAAATACAACAGCACCACTTGGTCTAGCACCGTTTTGTAAAAGATTTACATTGTGTTTACTAGACATATTGAATTGATCTACTTCAACTGCTGCGGCACTCATGGGACTAAGACCATAATAATCGTCTAATGGATTCCATAACTTAATGTGTTTTAATTCGCTAAAACCATTTTCTTGGTCTACAAGGTAAGTTTGTGCAACTCTGCCATTAACCATGTATTCATACTTTTCGGGTATAGGTTTTCCACTTCCTTTTATATTGATACGATCAGGTCTTAATTGGTGTAGTTCTTTTGGTGAACCCATATCAGAACCAGTTTTTAAAATGTAAGCATTACCGCTTAATAATACATAACCAAATAGACTGTTAAAAAACTCACTATAAGATTGCAAAGGATTGGGTCTATTTAATAAATCAATCAACGGATGATCTTCTATTATTTGATCTTTTGCTTTAATAATAAAAGGTACTGCACTAGCACCTTTACTAATCTCATTTACACATCTGTAAACAATAGCGTTTTTAAGATAGCCCTCTTTTGCAAGGTCTTGGTATTTATAGCTCTTTGCTTCTTCAGTGCCTACACCAAAGTACCCCATCATGTTTGAATTTTTTTGTTCAACAGGTCGTCTGTTAAACAATCTTTGTAGAAATGTTTGATCTGCCATTAGCTTATTCTCCAGTTTATATTACCCTGTGATTTGCTTAGTTCGGTTAAACCCCAAACAAGAGCATCTAATCTATCAGGACTGGGTTTCACTTGACCCACATAAGTACACATTTGTGTCTCTAGTTCAGGGAAAACACCAAGATGATGCACTTTTCTCTGTTCATACAATGCAGCAATTGGTTCTGCTCTTAGCATTTTTCCCCTTGTTGCCCTTACTGATCTGTAAGGAATATTAGGGTCAACACTTCTTAGCAGTCTTTCTACCAAGTCTCCACCGTTGTTTGTTTCTGCAACAATCCTGTCGGCTTCCCATTCATAAAATGTTTTTACCGCAAGTCTGCCCCATTGATCAGGAGTGTACTTGCCTGAAACATCTTCTAGTACATAATACTCATTATTATGGTCTTTGCCTACTACTACAATACCTGTTTCGTCAGAATCTTCACCTGATGTAACTGCAGGGTCTATTGCTACAAGTATTGTTTTAAGTTCTCTTTCTTCGTTAGACGGCAATCTTTTTTCTTCAATCATGGCTTGATTCCATAAAGCACCCTCTATATCGTCAAGTATCTCTGCGTATAATTCTTGTCTACCTAATGCAGTACCCTCATATCTTTCTCGCATCATCTCCAATGCTGACTCTGCAAGATTGGCTTCATTTTCAAATGTATTACCTTTCGTTACATAAACATCTTCTCTAATAATTAAATTTTTTAATATGGGTATTGGTTTGGGTGTTGTTGTTATAAGACACTGTGGATTATCACCAAGTCTTAGACCAAACATTAATTGATCAAATGCTTCAGGGTATCGCCATGCTGCTAATTCATCACACCATGCTCTATGAAACTGTGGTCCCCTTAATCTTTCGGGGTTAACTGCAGCATATCCAACTATCTTTGAGCCATTAAATAGTCTTATCTCCATGACACTTGCAGAATAACCCTCTGTACCAAAGCTAATATCAAAACATTCTTTTGGAATTATAGACATAAGACCTGACGGTCCGTTAAAACAAACTCGTCTAAGGTCTCCAAATGTCGGAGCAACAACTGCTGATATAGTGTTTGGATTTCTTAGGGCATAGAGGGCTATGTCCTGTGCGCCAGTTCTTGTCTTTCCCCAACCCCTACCTGCAAGTATCAACCATATAAAATGATCTGTATGAGGTTGTACTTGTTTTGCTCTAGCTGTCTTTAGCCAACTAGTGTATAGCTGTATCGCCGCTTTCTGACTTTGCTCTTGCAACCTCGTCAAGCAGTTCCATAGCTTCTCTGAAGGCATCTGTGTCTGTGATTTCTGCATTAAGTTTCATGTTCTCAGTTGATTCACCCAATGCTAACTTGCCTAGCTTTTGGGCTTGTAGTGCAGCATTACCTAATTGCTGAACCATTTGTGGTGTAAACTTTTCTTCATCATTTGGGTTGTTTGCTCTTTTCTGATTGTTTTCATTTAACAACATTCCTACTTCATTCATAAGAATTTTAGCTAGTCTAAGTGCTGTGCTGTCAAAACTTTTAGATTCTTCTACTAGTTGTTCTTGTCTTTCTTTGTCTAGTTTTTGTAGGTACTCTTTATGAAATCTGTCCTGTTGTGTTTTCCAAGATTCTTTTTGTGCCCATTTGTAGAGAGTGCTTTTGGCTACGCTGTACTCAATTGCTAATGCATCAATGGTAAAGTATTTCCTTTCTCCACCCTCTGTTTCTATGCCTTGTACGAACTTGTTGCGTATGGTTTCAGCAATTTCCAGTGTTAATTTTTTGTTTTTTGTGGTCAAAATTTATCCAAAAATTCTAAGTTATTCTCACTCTAAAATTGTAGTCTAGTTGAACTGGTACATTATGTCTACATTTAATTGTACATTTTGGGTTGCAACGATTTGATAATTGATTATAATAATAACTTATAAATTGATAGGAGATATTATGAAACAAACAGAATGTAGAACAGTAGCTTTGCAATTCTATAAGAGAAGATTCCATAAGCTAGTACATCAACGCGGTTATGTTGGTGCTATTGATTACATGGATTCCCATTACTTATTGTGGGGTGATCTCAAAAATGAAGTCTTTCAATGGTACGACTTTGAAATATTGGGGGTTAGCTATGGATAACATGAATGGGTCTGAATGGACTGATCTAAGCGATTACGAAAAAGAAGTTGTCTTACTTAGTATCAAGTATCAAATGGATTTAATGTCTATGTCTATGGAAGATGTAAAGAACTTAATTACTAATGCCGATTGGGATAAATTACAATTAGTTATGAAACACGGTAAGAGGATTCACTGATGGTTCATACACACCCTTATTATTGGGATTGCGAATGTGC